ATTAAATGCTAGTTTCATACCCCCATAAAAAGCTTTACCTATTGCTTGTATCAATTCACCTTTACCAAAAACCTCTACTAATGAATTTGTAAATATATCCTTGAGCCTCTTTGCTTTATCTCCAGCCATGGCTTCAATTGCTTGCTTGAATATACTTGTCCAAATAGCAGATAATTTAGGAATGCTTGCCTCCATTATCTTAACAATACTATCTGCAAATTTCTCAAGAAACTTTCCAAATTCTGGCGTGCTCACCATTGTTTCAACTACATCTAACGCTTTAGTCATCCTATTTTCAAAAAACCCAAAAAGTCCCTTGTTAGGCGGTAGTTCTTCTTTTTGAGCACCATAGACTAGATTATGTATAAGAGTACCATCTCGCCATATTTTTAAAAAAGGTACTCTTGGATCGGCTTTACCATTAGTGCTAGGCCCACCAAATATAGCCTTCTCAAAAGCATTATATATATTACCACCACTAGAAATCTCATTGAAGAAATCCTTAGCTATTACTCTTAATTCATTGATCGGTGCAGATAACCACTTATCAATGGCCTCGCCAAAACTTTTAATAGTTTCAGATTTACTTAGATCAACAAGACTATCCTTTATTTCATTGAAGAAATCGGCTATTCTTTGATAAACTCCTACTTTACCCAAAGTATATAGCAGGTTTTTCATGGCCCCACCAACATTTGTCCAAGCAGTAGTTAAAGTCTTAGACATCTCACTCAACAAATCCCCACCTTTATTGAGGGTCTCAAAATATTTTGCTATAATTTCCAATCTATCTTGAGGAGTTCCACCACCACGGTAAAGCTTGCTAACATTTGTACCAGTTGATTTTGCAACTGTTTCTGGGGTTACATAGTACCCACGTCTCATTCTATCCCATAAACCAGCAAATATAACTGAATACAATGCCTTAGCAGCCATGTCAAAGCCCTTCTTAGGCTCCATAGCATGAAGCATAGCTGTCAAATCTACTAATGACATTCCACCTTTAGCTTTAGTGGGATTCCCACTCTCAAACTGACCCAACCGGAGGCCACGGCCACGTGAATATCTTAGAGATGAAGTTCGTATATCCATACCATAAGGGGCACCGGTTCTCTTTGCCTTAATGGTTGCAGAAATGATCTCTTCAAGAGTAGCCTGATATTTCATGCTCTTCTTGAACATTTCATCCCAAACCTTAGCACCCTCTTTCTTACCATAGAGAGAACTTAATACAATACGCATTTGAACAAAATCATCAGTAGCTTTAAGAACAGAATGCCCCAACTTAGCAATTACAAGACTAGCCCCCAATCCAGTACTGACAGTAGATGCCATAGCTGCAACAGCACCCTGAATAGCAACAATAAACCCAACTTTTAATACAGAGGTAAGCCCACCAAGAATAGATTTACCAATTTCTATTCCAGTAACTGCTAACTTACTTTTGAAGGAACCACCAGGCATGAAAGCCTCAGTTGCCATTTTTCTATAACCAGCAGCAAACGGCTCTTTAAGCCTAGCCACAAATGGTATTCTATATTTCTTATACATTCTCTCAGCAGAACTACGGAATCCAATTTCCATTCGCTGCAGCTCTTTAAGCCTTCCAATCTCTTCTCTTGATGTCTTACCCTTATACCTGGCCATTTCATTTTGCCAAAGCTTAACCTGCTTGTAATAGCTAAACTCCTTATTCAACCTCATATCAAACTTATGTCGATCTTCGCTTATATCCTTAGCTCTAAGCATAGAAGTATGTCTAGCCAAGGCATCACTCATTCTCATGTGATCTTTATGCCACTTCGTAGATGCTCTACCTGCAGCTGCCCCACCGACAGCTCCAGCTGCCGCTGCTGTTGTAGCAGTACCAGATATACCACCACCAGCTACACCTCCACCAGCTACAGGAGTAACTGGAAACTTAGCCCCCTCTCTTACCTTATTAAATACTTTTCTAAGGTCAGTAAGAAAGGCGTCTGCATTAAGTTTTAGCCTTAATACTGCTTCTTTGGTTACATCTTCTGCCAATTTACCTTAGCCTCTGCTTCCTCTATTGATTTAGCACAAGTCTTTACAGCTTGAATTTTATCCGACAAGCTTACTTTCTTATCGTGCAAATCTACCAATATCCTAAAAATAACATCAGATTTAACATTTGCAACCTTATTTCTTATTGCTACAAATTGACTAAGATCTTCATTAGTGAATTTACCAGTTGCACCATATTTGATAACTTCCTTTATCAAATCAAGAGTTGGCTCTCCTCCTGATTCCTTTGCTATCATAAAGATCCACCATAGATCATTCTGAGCAGATACACGTTTCCACGGTATCCCCCACTTGCCTCTATGCTGCTCACATCTCTCCTTTATCCAACAAAGACGTTGAACATTCTCATTAGATTTTAACCATTGACTTAAGTTTCTAATCTTAAATCTGGTTGATGTTTGATTAAATCTTTCATCAAGCCAAGAATCATCATAATACTCTACATCCATGGGGAATGATTTATCTCCACCATCTTTAATATTCACCTGCCCCCTCTTTGTAGATACCTCATACCCCTCTTCTCTCCAATATGCTCCCCAAAACCCTATCATCTCAGAATAGGATAATTTATCGGGGACCTCGTAAGGTCTCCAACCAGTAGCCTTAAATATCGCCCAAGCAAAATCCCATTTTACTCGTTCGTTGGAGGTAAAGGGTTTTTATTATCCCCTTCTTCCGTAAACAGAGCTATCAATGTTTCGGTTAAAATAGACATATCCCCTACTGTTGGAGATGGGTTTTCATAACCAGTAACGAATTTAAGAACCGCCATTGATCTCGCATAGTCATCCGTATACTCCTCAATAAACATCGAGGCTGGGAGAGTGGATTTAGAAACTGGGTACCATTTACCCATATATCTAATATAACGCTCCCTGTCAAGTTCTGGCAGTATCTTGTTGAGCCGTACTTGCTCTGCATCTGGAAGTTCCTTCACAGAGCCTTTGAACATTTTCTCAAGTTTCTTGTCAATCATCGTCATTTTTCATCCTCCATAATTACGCTGATCTTCGTTTTCCAACAAATGAAATATTTACAAAATCTTCCACACTATATGCACGATCTACTGAGATTTCCCCATCTAAATAAAACCCAGGGTATCCTTTGAATTCACCTGTGGATAAATTTACAAAATCACCCATAAACTTGTCAATGTCATTTTTATTTATCCATAATCCTGATCCCAGAATGATCGTGTGACGGGCCATGGTTTGTACGTGTTCTGATCCATCAAGAAGCGGATGCCGCACATTTTCGGGAACAGTGTGGGAGAACCCAACCACGTCGTGCGCAGCATAATCCGACATATTACTATCTCACCCCCATAAATCTTTCTATCTTGTCTAAAACCATATCTTTATCCTGCAATTCATCCTCCCAAATTTCAATGATCTTCTTCTTGCCATTTATACTGATAAAGTCAGGACATAAGCCTGCAAGAAAGAACTGTCCATCACCTACAAATTTCCACTCTCCTTGGAAGTTGCTATCTAGTATTTCCATAAGCATCTTTTCAGGTTTATTAAGAGTTTTATTAAAAGCTTCAAAAGATCTTTTTGCAAACTGTGGATCTTGCCAGAGCTTTTTCTGGGCCTTACTCATCTTAGATTTAGTCTCATCAGAATGATGCTTGCCTAGATTTGCTTTACTTATCTTAGCTTTAGTTTCCTCAGAAGGATGCTTGCCTAGATTTGCTTTACTTATCTTAGCTTTAGTTTCCTCTGAAAGATGCTTGCCTAGACGTGCTTCCCTCAGCTTTTGCTTAGTCTCAATAGAAAGATGCTTGCCAAGTTCTGATTTACTTATCTTAGCTTTATGCTCATCGGAAAGGTGCTTTCCTAAATGTGCTTCCCTCATCTTAGCTTTAGTTTCCATAGAATGATGTGATCCTCTAGGCCATCCCATTATCGATCTCCCGAGTACGTCTCAAATGCCTTAAACCTGTCCAGGATCGACGGAGAGGCATTTTAACACAGCTAGTGGTGTCAGATTACTACTTGCAAATAAAAATCCATCCTGGTGCATCCTGATACATCCTCCAAGATTACTAGTAATAATTGTCGCTATTATATACTGTGATTGTTTGCTCAAGATTCGCCTCAGTTTTTCCTGACCCATCCAAGATAAATGATCTTCGTAATGTGTATTTTTTTCCATCGTTATTAGCAAGGGAGGTGTCACCAAAATTAGCGATTCCTTGTCCGTCCGATATGCTATTGTCCAGCAAAAGCAAATGAGTTTGAATATTTCCGATTGATCCAGACTCTGTAAATTCAAAGTCATAGCTTGTTACTACAAAACCATCCATACTGGTTTTCTGTGATTTATATGCTATTATAGTACCAATTGGAATTGTTATAGAAGCTTTTGGAGCAGGTTTTACAGATGAAAATGTGTAAGTTTGGGTTGTTACGGAAAATGGAGTTGCATCGTTGACTCGTAAATCCACAGGTATTCCAGTTGTGTCCGACATTGCATTATATCCAAGACTAAAGGTTCCAGTAGTTCGCTTCAATCTTATAGCTAATACGACAACTTTTAGAAGTGGCTTCTTAACAGTAGCGATCATAGAAGCACCAGATCTTGCAGGAGCATAGACAAACTCAACATCCTCGGAGATTGTCCATTCAGATGACACAATATTAGGGGTAATTTCAGTACATACTACTCCAATTTCACCGGTAAGACTCCTGCTCTCTGAGGTTACTCTAGTTCTCAGATCACAATAATTAGTCTCCCCAAAAGGAAAAGTTAATTTAACTTTCCTCAATTCTTCTGTTGTGATGAGGAGACTTGACACCCCACCATGGATCCCAGCTGGAACTGTCATTATTCTTAATAATAAGTAGTTGGATCATATACTGTAACTGTTTGATCGCCAGTTGCCTCATCAGAACCATCACCAGATACTGAGAATGACTGTGAAACCTCATATATTGTCCCATCATTGTGTGTCATAGCAACATTACTAAAATTAGCAACAGTAGGACCATCAAATGCCAAATCAGTGTCATCCAACTCTGTTATATGATTTGAAAGAGTAGCTACATCATTAGCAGTGATGAACTCAAACTCATATTCAGAAACAACAAAACCATCAATAGTTTGTCTCTCTGAAATTTGAGCAATTCTAGCACCTATTGGAATCGTTACTGTAACCTTCGGAGTTGATGCAGCAGATGTCAACACATGTGAAGCGGCAGCTGAAATATATGGGTCAGCCCCATTTACTTGAAAATCTGCATGAATGTCTGCTCCATCACTTATTGCATTGTATCTCAAAGCAAATCTACCAGCTATCTTTTGCCACCTAATGTATAATGCGTTCACCAGAACAAAAGGCCTTTTAATGTCACCGGTAAAAACATCACTACCGGTTGAAGCCTCATGCCGAACAACTTCCTCGGTAACATCCCAAGATCCGCTATCCACCACAACTGAAGCATCAGAAGCAGCTTCAAGATTAGTTAAGGTTGCCCCAATTTCACCAGTAAATGATTTTCTTTCAGTTATTTCTCTTTGCCTAGCTCTACCAAATTTAGTCTCTCCAACAGCAGTTGTCCATTCAATAGGTTCTATTGTCTCCGTAATGGAGAAATCTCTACTTACACCCCCCTCTATACCAGCCGGATATTGCGTTGCCAAATCAATTCACCTTCCTTAACTTACGGTTGAGTATGCAACATACCCCAACATTAAATCAGCATTTTCAGCTGTCATACCAGAAGAAATGACGGATGAGACTTGAACTGTCTGCCTCATTCCCTCCATTTTCACTGCCCCCTCATGCGAAAACTGAACCTTCGGTATATAAACAACACGATTTGTTGTTAGATTTATCCTATGCACTAACTTAAATGCGTATGATAAAATATCGGATAAATCGGAATAGTTCTTTATCTTATCCTCACCAGCAGTTCTCTTCAAAATATATTGCATTACAGTTAAACTATCAGCCTTTATATCAAAATCGCATACAAAGTTTCGCACACCCGTTACAACTGCAAAGTTACTAGCCGGAACATTCTTTCCTGCTTGTGCTCCAATATGCCCCTTATTTTTAGAGGCAATGGTCTCATCATAGTGATACCCAACACCGGAAGCTTTAATATCTGTCCAATCTTCGACATCAGTATAAGCCAATGAATCATTAGCAGTTCCAAGGTATATCCCAAAAATAGGAGTTATAGCATCATTTTCTGCAATCCCAACATTTGGGATCTCCAGATCCACTAGACATCTAACCCACGTGCTTTCATTATAGTCAGAAATACTAGAATCAGATATTTTAGCTTCTTCAATAACAGTATTGCCAAAAGTAAGATCATTTCTTATGGCAGCAACAGTATAATCTGAGAGGCGATATGCACCGGTATCCACATCAGTATGTTTATCCTCGGTATCGAATCCTACAATCCTGAACCTCAAATTTTCAGACAGATCGTCGTTATATGTTTTATCCACAAATTGCAGATATAAGCACGGAAGATCATTTCGCACAGAGGACTCTGTGACCATCTCTCTAGATCTCACAGGAATCACTCTGTTTCCAACATATCTAGAAAGTGCAGAATCTGCTTGCAGCTGGGCAATGATGGATGATTCCAGTATCGATATATTAGTCATTTCATAAATTCCCTTACTTTTTCTAGAACAGCATCTTTATCCTTTAATTCATCCTCCCAGATTACTAGCAAATCATAACCATATTCCTTGAAGATTTCCCTTCTTCCATCCTCAGTTTGATGGTATTTTATGTTTTCCCTAGTCTTATGCCAGTAGGTACCAAACATTTCAATGATCTTCTTTTTTCCATTTATATTGATAAAGTCTGGGCATAAGCCTCCTAGAAAGAACTGCCCATCACCTACAAATTTCCACCCTCCGGTGAAGTTGCTATCTAGTATTTCCATAAGCATCTTTTCAGGTTTATTAGGAGTTTTATTAAAAGCTTCAAAAGATCTTTTTGCAAATTGAGGGTCTTGCCAGAGCTTTTTATGTGCTTTACTTATCTTAGATTTAGTTTCCTCAGAAAGGGGCTTGTCTAGATTTGCTTCCCTTAGCTTTTGCTTAGTCTCACTAGAACGATGCTTGCCAAACCAAGGACTATTCTCTCCAGCTTTTGCTATACTAAGCTTTTTCCTAGTTTCCTTAGTAGGATGCTTACCTAGATTTGCTTTCCCTATCTTAGCTTTAGTTTCCATAGAATGATGTGATCCTCTAGGCCATCCCATTCTTATTCATTCTCCTTTATTTGAAACTGTCCACCAAAAACTTTCCCCCAATTTTCACCATTTTCCCCAAGCTCTTGCTTGAGAACTGATTGTAATCAAATTTAGGAATGCTATACCAGATTTTCGAGTGCAACCGCCTAACAGCGAAACCTGTGAGAAGGGCCTTCCAGTATGGGCTTGCCGCCGCAGCTGAATTTACTATATCGTCTCCTTTGTGCTTACCATGCGTTTTTTCAGTTACAGTAGAAAATACAAATGCTGTTTTAGATTTAACCTTATATCTAAAGCTGCTAGCCAAATCATTTGAAAATATTAAGGATATGTCTGGACCCCCATGTTTAGCCTTCCATTTGGCGTACACAGGAGCATTCTTACGAATAGGCATTGGATCGCCTCCACCATGAATTTGATCCTCTACGATATTCTTAATGCCTATTTTCCCAAAAGCATCTAGAACTGGTTTTTGCTTTCCAAATGATGCTAAAATCTTGTCGAAAGTAGCACCGCTTTTTGCATCCAATTCACAACTACCTGCTCGTGCCATAGTTAATCAGAACAGTAAGCTTTCTTTTCAAAGATAAGACCGTTCCTATTCTTTACCTCCACTACTGGTGCAGAAATCACAAAGGTAGTATTACCAGAAACTATCTTTGAACCTTGTTTTACATTCACCCAACCAGGAAAGATAAAAATACGTCCAGGGGGCATAACCAATCCCTCTGGGGTAACAACTGGTGATGGTTTTTGAATCTCACTACAAGGATACTTCACACCATCAACAATAACAGCAGTATTATACATTACTACTCATTCCTTAGCGCGAGAGGAATTCAAAACATCTCTCTTTGATAATTCATGTGAGATTATATCCAACACGAAGTTCTCACAGCTACAAAAATCTTTTGGATCAACGGTAAGTCTTCCATCAAACCATTTATCCATTATCGATTTAACATCTGCTATCTTTTCTGTAAAAAGAAAAAATATAATTGGCATCCCCCTAACATCAACTACTTCAACAGCATCGTGAGCAAATCCAAAATATTTAAGCACAGCAACTCTATGCTTGTTTGAGTCTCTATAAGTCTCTTTCATCATTTATACCTCATCTAAATCTTCTGACGGAGTTTCTGAAGCGTTTCTACCATGCAAAGCTCCGCCACCCGTAAACTTATGCAGGGTATATTTCCATAACAACTTTCTCAAAGAAATATCATCATTAAACTTAACACTACCACCGGCTGCCATACGCTCAGCTTGAACCTGCCCAATTTGTTGATTAAGACGCATAGCTGCTACCTCAGCACATACTTCTCGTATAATAGAAGGAACAGCGGTCCATCCCCAATCACCTGTGATCCTAACTGTATCAGTACCCTGGGGAAACACCCCCTGAATGTGCCTAATATAAGCTCCCTTAGTTCCAACCTCAATGCCAGTGATCACAAGTGTTTCCCATGTAGAAGCAGTATCATCCCTAACCTCAACAGATGTCAGGGATCTAAGTCTTGGGGTAACCCATAGTAAACTTCTATCATCCTGCTTTGGTGAAAATACCTTAGCAGTACTTGGCTCATCCTCAAAGACATCTCCAGTCTGAAGCTCTATCCATGCACTTGCAAAGGCAATAGCCCTATCTTTCTCGTCATCAGAATGGTAATCAGCACGATAATAAATATCTAAATCACTTTTTGTGCAGTAAACCATTAAATCCCACCAAACTTCTTTTTTAATTCGGTACTTAGATGACCAATATCATCAGTAATATCAAATGGTGTATATGTCTTATCATGTTTCATCCATGAACGCCTAGCACTAATTGGAAATGAATTACCCAAAGGCCAAATAATAGCAGTTTGTATTCCTAGATTGGCAGCAAGCATAGCAGCTCCAGAACGCAACGATACAAGCCCCATTGAACCAGACAATCTTTTCATAAGATGTCTAATACTAACTGTTGATTCTCTATTTGTAGTGGATACCAAGTTATCAACATTAGGAATTCCCCCCCTAAGCTTATTCCCCTCATCCAATATCTCATTTACATAAAATCTATCACAATCGAGTCCAACTATTTTTACATTTGCCCACCTACTAATCTTTTTTATCAGGATAGCCCAATCTTTAGGCTTCCACACCCTGTTATATTCAAGTTCAGTATCATGGTTTCTAGGGAGAATATACAGAGCTTTCTTATCTTTAGTCTTAGCACGTGGAATCCTCAAAGTAGTAGCCATTCTAAAATCTGTTTCACATTCTGGCATCCAATCCTCAAGTGACTCTCCCCCATAAACAACAACTCTAGGATCCAGTACATAATCAAAATCTAAATGATTTACTAAAAATCCTTTGGGGGATGTTTCAACTTCTGGCAGCATAATATATCTAATAGTTGAGATTAGGGAGGGAAAAGCAGAATACAATGTCCCAGATCGACGAGGCATACTCACAGTTTCCTGCACAGTCAACCGTATATTAGTAGCACCGCAATTACTTCCAAGACTTTTTATCTTGGTTAAAATCATATAAGCAGCTGATAAGCTGTCTGGAACTAGTATCTTTAGAGTTTGCTTTTTAATAAACTCAAACTTATCACTTACTATATCGCATACCTTAGATATAAGCCCATATAAAGTATATGGTACTGTGTATGTCTTCCCCTCTTCGAGGTGGATACCACCGACTGTCCTATACGATGGTATATTTGGCTTCAGTTTAACCTGAATTGTCTTGTTCATATTCTTCCTCTCTATCTAAAAGAATCTGGGAGCTAAAAGAATTACAATCAGCCCCCAGAATTTCAACATCTAATCTACAACACTATCCACTATACGCTGTTCCGCCGACGGAAACATCAGAAGCCTTAACAACGGCACCTGGGTTCTTAACCATAGCATCAACCTCAAATGATAAGGTCAACTGATATGTTCCACCACCAGTTTGTGGTAGGAACTCACAGTCCCGCTCAATGTTTCTACGGATAAACGCATAGAAGTTTTTCGGATCGCACAACCACATGAACGTACCATCGCTACGTACATCTGAACCCTCGGTAACAGATACATCCTCTGGTATGAAAGGAACCTCTATCATTTCAATACCAAACGGACCAGGAACCTTTCCTGAAAGGGCTGCATCACCAGCAGGGGTTGTTCTATCATGGACTTCATCAATCCAGTTGATGAATGTGCTACTCCCAACCAACCACTTTAAGTTACGTTTGTCTGATCTATACTGATATGGCATAGAAGCATACATATCCTTATATAGATCGAAAGACGACTTAGCTCCAGCTGCATCAACTACATGAGCACCAGTGCCAGAGTCGGTTCCAACATCCCAACCATCACATCTACTAAGCAATGGATAGGTACCAGAATCTAGGGAATCGTCCCCCTGGATACAAAGCTGCTCAATATCGTTACCAGCTTGCTCCAGCCACTCCCTAACAGTAGTGTCCCAGAATGAGCCACTTCCTCTAGGTTCATTATCCTCAGTCTGACCGAGAATAGGAACCTGCAATGGCGCGGTTACGTTATCCAGGACGGCCTTTCTTGTAATGTTAAAACCCGCTTGGAGCATTTTAACCGCATATTGCACCTTGTGGTAGGTAGGATCAACCTTTGTGATCGATGAAGTGGTCTCACTAACAGACTGTAGCACGTTAGCAGTCCGCTTAGTAGCGTGCCACTCTCCAGTTTCTTTGGAAACTAACACAAGATTTACTAGTGGGGAACCACCTACACTCCAAGGCGGCTTGAGAAGGGTTGTCTTGGAAAGCGTCCAAATCATTAGATCATCCGACTGCCAAGCATTCGCCTTACCAGCACTAGCCATAGTTGTTGCACTAGTGATCGTTTTTACTCGTTCACTAAGCAATTCTCTAACTGTTGGCATTATATATTACACCTCCTTTTAAGTTTCATTACCTCCCAAATAATGGGAATCTTCAAGCATTAACAATGTGGTCGGCCCAGCATTCAGTAGGTCCTTCCTACCAGCCGCGTGACAGATCACACCCCCCAATACCATTTCGCCAGGAGAAATAGTAGTCTTTCTAGATTCTTTATCCTCCTTGACTAATTTACCCTGAAGGTCTCCAGACTCATCAGTAAATGTCTTAATAGACTCTACAATCTTAGTCTGGCCCTCTTGCAAGACCTTGATCACATCCTCGTTCTTCTTCTCCGATTCTGTAATCCTATCTTCCAATTTCTTGTCTTGGGTTTCATCCAAACCCTTAATAGCACTAGCAATTACATCCCTTAGATTTGTGGTAATCGTAGCAAGGGTAGCCTCAATCTTGGAATTAAAACTATCCTCGATCTCACTCTTCAGCTTATCGGGATCGAAACTAGGCTTTAACTCTGCTAGTTCCTTCACAGCAGGCTCTTCTTTCTTTGAAGCCTCTTCTTTCTTTGAAGCCTCTTCCTTCTTCTCGGCATTTGCCTTGAGAACTTCAGTAACCTTACTGACTAGATTCTCGCTCTGCTCTTTCAAGAGATCATCAAGTGTCTTTTGCGCTTCTTTGGTCATAACTTTGCCTCCTTCCCTAATAAGCGTCATAACTGCCCTTCTATTACAGGGCGTCGAAGTAATACTAACTTCCAATGGTATAAGCTCACGAACGTGGCTTACATTAACTACTTTATCTCTTTCACTATCATACTCAACTATCTCATCAACTTTTGTAGGCTTAAATCTAACAGAGAACTTTCTTAAAGACCCCTCTTTAATCCAAGTTTTCTGCTTTGATGCAAGAGAACTCAACTCAGCTTTTATATAAAGCCCCTTATCTTTATCAATCATTGCATCTACTGGTTTGCCTACGATTTGATCGATGTCATGGTTGAATAAAAGGGATTGATCCAATATAGCATCCTTAGCCATCTCCCAAGCATTTGGATCTACCTTATCATCGGAGAGATCAATATCTGAAGGAGAAGCCCATCCCTCAATATAAAATTTACCATCTTCCTCTTTATGGTCAAACTCCCAAGCAAAATCAACCTGAGTAGACGGCGTAGGGGATTTTAGGGTATCCGCTATCATAGAGATAGCTTGTGGTTCAAATGTTCCGCTATTTTGATTTCCCATTAGACATCACATCTCCTTGTAAGGTGGCCGGGGTAATTTCCTGTATAAACCACTGTGAATCGGACAAATTTGTGATTAAAAGGCCGAAATTCCCATATTCTTCGGTTTTAACAGAAAGAGTATAAAATTTTATGGTTTTACCTTCCTCTAATAAAGATTTCGAGTTGATCACCCTGTACATGTCAGTCTCGCCTTTGTTATCGATACATCTGGAGCGAAACTTTAATTTGGCCCTGTATAGTATATCTTTATCCTCTTTCCCCAAGCAATCACCAGTTATCTCAAATGCTATCCGTGAGCCTAGCACGATCTGAACACCACTATTTGTATAAATAAGAGAAAACGGAAATTCTTTTCCTTCTTTCAAGCTTCTGTAAACCGCCCATCTTCTCCTCAAAGATTCGAGTATCATAATTTAATATCTCCTATCATTTCATAAATTTCCTTACTTTTTCTAGAACAGCATCTTTATCCTTTAATTCATCCTCCCAGATTACTAGCAAATCATAACCATATCTAGCAAATATCTTTCTCCTCCCATCCTCAGTTTGATGGTATTTTATGTTTTCCCTAGTCTTATGCCAGTAGGTACCAAACATTTCAATGATCTTCTTTTTTC